TGGTAAATGAATGATTCCACTAGATAACTTTATTATAGATAATATATTTACTGATGAAGAAATCTCAGTAATTTATGATCACGTTAATAATACTCCAGAAGAAAAGAGATATCTTCAGGACTGCTTTGGTCATACTGCCTATTTCTCCTGGCTTCCAGAAAGTATCATTAAAAAGATTGAGAAGGTAGTCGCTGAAAACTTTGACATGCCACTAATCCTTAGAGAGCTTTCTTTTGCTAGATATGATACGGCAGATGGTAAAAAGCCAGCACTCTACCCACACTTTGACGAGACATTCCAGGAACAAAGAGTAACTGTTGATATTCAGGTTAAGTCAACTATGCCATGGGCAATCGTTGTTGAGGATAAGCCATATGTTCTTCAGGATAATCAAGCTTTAGTCTTTGGTGGAACACATCAGATACATTGGAGAGAGAAGGTGGCTTTTTCAGATACGGACCACGTAGATATGATCTTCTGCCATTTTTCAGAGCCGTTAGATGTTGCAGCTCCACATTCCGCAGAGCACTTAGAAAAAATGTTGCTCAAGCAGCAAAAATATAAAGATGCATATTACGCAAACTAAGTTTTTATGGTAAAATTGTATAAATGAGAGGTACAAAATGAATAATACAAATGTAGCACCAATGCACAAATGGCTAACAGACTTTGACAAATATAATAAGCCTTTGCCAATTTACATCGAAAACCCATTCAATGAGCAGCAAGTTGAGCTGTTGCGTGGCGTAATCGAAAATAATCGTAGCCTAATGAATAACGCTCAGTATGATCGACTTCAAGGCAACCAAGAACAGTACTATGGTGAGACAAGATTCCATCCAAAGAAGATTGTCCACATGTCAAGACTGCTGATTGAGTTTGTCTGTCCTCCAGAGATTGAGGCGGTAATGGATTCATATGCAAAACCTTTGCACCAGGATCCAATCAGATTAACTCATTATAACTACATTGACTACAACATGGCATATGGTGATGGCAAGCATGCTCCATCGCTACCACCACATCTAGATGCAGATGAAAACCTAGTAACATTTAACTACTGCCTTGACCAGAATATCGAAGACTGGACTCTTTGGGTAGATGATAAAGAGTATAACCTAAAGAAGGGTGATGCTATTATCTTTAGTGCTGTTAATCAGGTTCACTGGAGACCAAAGCGTAAGTGGAAAGAGGGAGAGTTCTGCGAAATTGTAAGCTTTGACTACTGCCCAGTTACCAACTATCGATGGACTGGACAGACTAATCCAATTGACCCAATGGAAAGATTCCAAGAGCGACAGGCATATCAGGATGAGGTTGCAAAGCATCCTAAGATGATTGCTGCATGGGACATCTATAATGCTATGGGTCTAGAGGCTGGCATTCCAAACCAAGATATTGCAGGTTTCGCTGATGCAGAATGAAACAACTCTAGATATGATTAACGGTCTTGCAGATATCGCAGATTATATGCAGGACGAGGAACTGACGACAGCATTAACTTTTATTGCTAAGCTTATTGTTAAGCCAGATATTCCTCTACAAGTTGCAACAATTGAGATCGTACGCCTACAGGCAATTGCTGCTAAAATGTCTTTTAAGGCAACCTGGATGGCTAACGTAGATAAGGGAGATAGAGCGAAGAAGAACTTGTACTTTACCGCTGCAGAATCAATCAATAACTTGGTTGCTGCACTAAAGTACATTACTCGCTAAGTGGTATTATGGCTAAAAATTTATTGAGTCAGGTAATGTTGAAAAAGGTTGAAGAAAAGCCTAACATGTTTATTAAGCCTGAAGAACTGATTGCAAAAATTCATCATGGATATACTGTAACTCGTGTAGCAAAGTTTCAGAAAAAGAAAACTTTTGCACCAAGCACGATTGCGTATTCACATGGTGAGTGTCCTAGATACTGGTACCTAGCGTTTGATGGTGCCATGTTTGAGGATAACGCTGACGCATATGGTGTAGCTAATATGACATCTGGAACTTTGTCTCACGATAGAATCCAGGCTGCCATGCTTAACTCTGGGTTAGCAAAAGAGTTTGTTGATGATAACGGCAACAAGACTACTGAGTTTAAAATCGTTAGCCAGGATCCACCAATTTTTGGATATGGCGATGCAATGTTGGAATGGGCTGGGGAAGACATTGTTGGAGAAATTAAAACCATGCCAAGCGAAGGATTTGAATACAGAAAGGCACATGGTAAGCCAAAGACTGGCCACCTAGTTCAGCTGCTTATTTATATGAAGATTCTTGGCAAATCAAAGGGTGTTCTTATATATGAGAATAAGAATAACCATGACTTGCTGGTGCTGCCTATTGAGGTAAAGCCAGGAAGCTATCTAGTATCGTGGGTAAACCAAGCTTTTGATTGGATGAGAGTGGTTCGAAAGGCATGGGTTGATAGAACTCTGCCAGAAAAGAACTACCGTTCAAATTCAAAAATTTGTAAGACGTGTCCTATTCAGGCTGCGTGTGCAGAGGCTGGCAAGGGAGAGATCAAAATTAAATCTCTGGAGCCAATAGATGAAGCACTGTCAATGGTGTGATACCAACTTTATACCAAAAACTTCTTATCAGATATATTGTTCATCACTATGTCGTGAGCAAGCAACTAAAGAAAAAATAGCACAGCGTTATGAGAAGACACGTAGGGAGAGGCGAAAAAACAAAGATCGTCGCTGCAAAATATGTGATAATCTTCTGTCAATATATAACGATGAAAAAACATGCGAGTCATGTCTGATTGATCCAAAACAGATCAATCGTGTACTTAGACAAATTAAGGGGATAGCAAATGGTAAAACTGAACTCAATAGTGGGGAAGCCAGCAAAGATCCTAGCAATTGATGCAAGTACAAACAGTCTTGCATTTGCTTTTTTTGATTCAAAGTCGCTAGTATCTTTTGGTAAGATTAAGTATAGCGGTATAACGACATACGACAAGGTCATAGATGCATGTAAGAAAACAAAAGCTTTCTTGGACATCTATGGCCCTGTCGATGCCATTGTGATTGAGCACACAGTATTTATGAATAGCCCTAAGACTGCAGCAGATCTTGCCCTTGTCCAGGGTGGACTACTAGGGGCAGCAGGCCTTTCTGGGGTAACGCAGATCAAGTCTGTAGCCCCAATTACTTGGCAAAACTACATTGGCAATAAGAAACTAACCAAAGAGGAAAAGCTTGCTATTCGTAACCAAAATCCTGGCAAGTCTGAGTCATGGCTTAAAACATATGAAAGAAATCTCAGAAAAGAAAAAACTATTAATTATATTAATATTCAATATGATAGGATGGTCAGCGATAATGACGTTGCTGATGCTATTGGTATTGGGCATTATGCTATAAATAACTGGGAGAGGTTGACAAGCTGATGGCAAAGCTGTATACTAGTGAGGCATGGCTTCGTAAAAGGTTCGTTATGGACAAGAAGTCACCAGAAGACATAGCAAAGGAATGTGGAGTTAGTTTAGAAACTATCTACGTATATCTTGCAAAATTTGGACTAAGAAAGAGCAGACGATGAGCGATAAGCTAAAAATTACGGTTGACCAGGTCAATCATCCAACACACTATACCAGCCACCCAAGCGGTATTGAAGCACTCCAGATTACTAGACATATGAACTTTAACCTAGGTAATGCAATGAAGTATATTTGGAGAGCTGGGATTAAGAGCGAAGAGAAGCACATCGAAGACCTTGAGAAGGCTATCTTTTATATTCAGGACGAAATCAAGCGTATTAAGGGTGAGTTCTAGTTGGGTCGTAAGAAGAATGCTGCACCAGTAGCTCCTAGTAAATTTACTAGAGAGCATTCAATGCTAGTTAATGGCTTTGAGGTGGTTCGTGGTGATATAATTAAAGTTAGTGGAGAATACGGACTAAAGTTCAAATTCGATGCTGTAGTGACCAACACAGAGACAGGATCTGTTTGGGTTGACTGCTTTGAAATCTTTAGGGGTCAAAGCCATAGCTACAGGTCATTTGCTTTAGATAAGGTTAAGAGGATTCCACAGAAGGGCAAGAGGGCAAAGAAGAATGTCTCAGCAGATTGAGTATCTAGACTATCCAACAAGGGTCTGGATTATTGACGACTTTTTTAGTACAGACCTTGCTACACAGCTTTCTGACGAGTTTTATAGCTATGATGATGAGAGATGGCTAACAAGAAACAACTCAGAGTTTGAAGAAAAGCTTCTTTCTACACATTGGGACTGGTATCCTAAATCTTTTTATAAGACATTTTTTGATTTGACATCTGCTGAGTTTACAAAGGTTCTTGAAGAGCTGACTGGTATTGATGGGCTTATTGCAGACTATGGCTTACATGCTGGTGGAATGCACCTACACGCAAGCAATGGCAGACTTAACCTGCACCAGGATGCAAAGGTGCATCCAAAACTTGATCTAGTAAGAAAGCTAAACCTAATTGTTTATTTAAACAAAAACTGGGAAGATGAATGGGGTGGAGAGCTAGAGTTCTGGAGTGATAAGGACGGAGAGCCTAATGAGCTAGAGTTCTATGTCGAACCAAAGTTTAATCGTGCAGTCCTATTTGAAACAGATAGAGATTTTTGGCATGGTCTTCCAGAGATGATTGCTGCACCTAATGGTGAAAACAGACAAAGCATTGCTATCTTTTATTACATTAAGTCTGATGATGCTCTTGATATGCCAACAAGATCGAAGTTTGCATTAACTGATGAGCAAAAGATGAACCCAGAACTTGTGGCTAAGAACGAAGAAAGAATGAGAACGGCTTTTAAATATGGAAGATAAGTTAGTAGAGCACCTTGATAATGTGAACAAGGTTGTAGAGAAATACCTTGCTGGTAGTGACCCAACACAGATTTCAAAAGAGCTGTCTATGTCAAGACAGACTGTGGTTGGATACATTAGCGAATGGAGACAAATGGCTGCAGACAATGCAGCTATCCGTGCTCGTGCTAAAGAAGCATTAGTTGGTGCTGATACACACTATAGCAAGCTAATTTCAAAAGCTTATGAGGTTATTGAAGAGGCAACGACTACTGCAAATCTTAGTGCAAAAACCCAGGGCATCAAGTTGGTTATGGACTTAGAGAAGACACGTATCGAAATGCTACAGAAAGCAGGCTTGCTAGAGAACAAAGAGCTTGCCGAAGAAATGATTGAGATTGAAGAACGCCAAGAAGCATTGATCCAAATCCTTAAGGATATTGCATCTGAGTACCCAGAAATCCGTGACGAAATTATGAGAAGACTTTCTAGGGTTAGTAAGCAAAAAGAAACAATAACGATTGTGAATAATGATGTTTGATGATTTCTTAGAAGCACTAAAGGCTGATAACTTTGAAGAGCGTCCAGTAGACGCTAAGACATTTGTTGAGGGTGAAGACTACCTAAATCAGCCACCGCTATCTGAGGTCCAGTATGACATTGTAGAGGCTATGAGCCAAGTCTACAAGCTGGAAGATCTTATTGATCTGATGGGAGAAACTGATGGTAGAAGATACTATAAAAAGTATACGAAGAATGAAGTTATTCTTCAGCTCGGCAAAGGTTCTGGCAAGGACTTTACCTCTACGGTTGCATGTGCTTACATTGTCTATAAGCTATTATGCCTTAAGGATCCTGCACGATATTTTGGTAAACCTAGTGGTGATGCCATCGATATCATTAACGTTGCTATTAACGCACAGCAGGCGAAGAACGTATTCTTTAAAGGCTTTAAAACAAAAATTGAGAAATCGCCATGGTTTGCTGGAAAGTATAACCCAAAGGCAGAGTCTATTGAGTTTGACAAATCTATCACAGTATACTCAGGTCACTCAGAAAGAGAGTCTCACGAGGGTCTCAACCTTATTCTTGCGGTACTTGACGAGATTTCTGGATTCGCTACAGAGATTGGAACTGGTAATGATCAGGGTAAGACTGCAGATAATATTTACAAAGCGTTCCGTGCGTCTGTTGACTCTCGTTTCCCAGATCTTGGAAAGGTAGCACTACTCTCCTTTCCACGTTTCCCTGGAGACTTTATTTCTACAAGATACGATGCAGTGATTGCAGAAAAAGAAGTAATAACAAAGCAGCACAAGTTTATTATGAACGAAGACCTGCCAGAAGATGCTGAAGGCAACTCGCTAGAAATTGAGTGGGATGAGGACACAATCATCTCATATAAGTATCCAGGAATGTTTGCTCTTAAGCGTCCTACATGGGTAGTTAACCCTACTCGTAAGATTGACGACTTCAAGCTTGCATTCTTTACGGACATGGGAGATGCTATGCAACGTTTTGCATGTGTCCCAACATACATGTCAGACGCTTTCTTTAAGCAGAGAGACAAGGTTCGTGCAGCAATGACAATTCGTAATCCACTGGATTCGTTCAGAAGGTTCGAATCTTCTTTTGAGCCAGACCCAGAAAAGATCTACTATGTTCACGCTGACCTTGCTCAGAAGCATGACAAATGTGCTGTTGCAATTGCTCACGTAGAAAAGTGGGTAAATGTTCAAGTAGTTAAAGACTACCAACAGATTGCACCAATTGTTGTGGTTGATGCCGTAGCATACTGGGAACCAAGAATAGAAGGACCAGTAGACTTGTCAGAAGTAAAGCAATGGATCCAGAACCTGAGAAGAATTGGTTTTAATATTGGAATTGTCTCATTTGACCGCTGGCAGTCATTTGATATTCAGAATGAGCTGAAGCAGATTGGAATGAGAACTGATACTGTTTCTGTTGCCAAAAAGCACTATGAAGACATGGCTATGCTAGTCTATGAAGATAGACTTGCTATGCCTGCAATAGACCTGTTGTTCGAAGAGCTAACAGAGCTAAAGATTACTAAGAATGGTAAGAACGTTGACCACCCAAGAAAGCTGTCCAAGGACCTAGCTGACGCTGTGTGTGGAGCCATTTTTGGTGCTATAAGTCACACACCAAGAGACCTAAACCTTGAGGTTGAGGTACATACTTTTAAAGACAGACCTAAAACTGAACTTGACAAGCAAAAAGATAGTGTGATACAATATAAACCTATGCCAAAAGAGGTAAGAGACTATTTGGATAGGTTCGAGTTAATCTAAACAAACAATATAGAAAAGGAAAACATATATATGACTTCAATTAAGAAGATCGCATTCGCATTGGTTGCAGCCACTGCCCTTGCAACATCAGTAATCGCAACACCTGCAAGTGCTGCAGTATCTACTGCTCTAACAGTTGGCGGAAACGCTGCAGTTGGCGGTACCGCTGTATCAGCACCAGTAGCACTTCCAGTACCTGCAGATAACTCTGTAGATGCTGTAGACGCACTAAAGATTGCCCTAACAGGCCTTGACACTGGAACAACTGTTTCTGCTGTCGCAACTAACGGTAAGATTGTTACTGCACTTGCTGCTGCAGGTGCTCCAGTAACTGCTGCTTCAGGTACTTCATCTGTATCGATTTCAACTGGTACTGGTACTACTGCAGATATCTACGTATTCACCACTACTACTGCAGTTGGTACTGTAGCAGTTACTGTTGGTGGAAACACAACTACATACTACTTCCAGGGTACTGCTGGTGCACTAAATGCAATTGAACTTGCTGGTGCAACTTCAGGTGCTGCAGGAACCGTATACACTGCAACTGTACGTGGTGTTGACGTATTTGGTAACGCAAAGGGTGGTGCATCAATCAGCCTTCAGGTTGTAACAAACACTGCATCTACTACTTACGCATTGACAACTGACACTGCAACTGCAACTCTTGGAACCAAGACTCAGGATGTAACACTTCCTGCTGCTGGTACTGTTCGTCTAATTGCAACTGCAACTGTCGCATCTGCTGTTACTGGTCTAGCAACTCCTGTTGCTGTCCGTGTTGCTGATGTTACAGTTCGTGACCTTGCATCAGAGCTAACTGCTAAGAACGCAGAGCTTGCTGCTGAGAAGGCTGCACATGACGTAACCAAGGCAGAGCTTGCCAAGGTCAAGGCAGAGCTTGCCCTTGTAATTGCACGTGCTGAGGCTGCTGAGGCAGGCACTAAGTCTGCAAAGGCAAAGTACAATGCACTTGCAACTAAGTGGAACAAGAAGTTCCCAAAGACCAAGGTAGCATTGCTTAAGTAATTAAAGCATACTTGTAGGGGGAGGGAGTAAAATCTCTCCCCTTACTTGTCTCAAAATAGAGTAGGAACATATAGGGTGTCAATAAAGTTAGTATATTTTTCTAATCATTCTGGAAATACCAAAAGGTTCGTCGATAAGCTAACCTATGAGGCACAGCAAATTCCAATTAGATGGAATGAAGAGGATCCACTTATTGTTGACTTTAAATATGTATTGTGTGTGCCAACATATGGTGGTGGAAATGATAACACGTCAATCCCCAAGCAGGTTAAAAAATTTTTAAATATACCATTGAATAGATCAAATTTAGTTGGTATAATAGGTTTCGGAAATACGAATTTTGGAGAACATTTCTGCAAAGCTGCAGATATGATATCTCAAAAAACTGGGGTACCAGTAATTGCAAGAGTAGAAATTTTTGGCACGTCAGAAGATGTGCAAAGAGTAACAGATAGGTTGGAAGAGATAAATGGACAATTATAGCTATCATGAGCTAAACGCTATGCTAAATATTTATGGCGAAGACGGACAGATTCAGTTCGATAAGGATAAGGCTGCTGCTAAGGCATACTTCCTAGATCACGTGAACCAGAACACAGTGTTCTTTCACTCACTAGAGGAAAAGCTTAACTATCTAGTTGAAAATGAGTACTACGATAATTCAGTACTAGAAAAGTATAGTTTTGATTTTATTAAGGATTTGTTTAAGCAGGCATATGGACACAAGTTCCGTTTCCCTACATTTGTTGGAGCATACAAGTTCTACACTCAGTATGCACTAAAGACATTTGACGGTGAGCGTTACCTAGAGCGTTTTGAAGATCGTGTCTGTATGAATGCACTTATGCTTGCTCAGGGAGACGAAAAGCTTGCTATTGATCTTGTAGAAGAAATAATTTCTGGTCGCTTCCAACCAGCAACACCAACCTTCCTAAATGCTGGTAAGGCACAGCGTGGTGAGTTTGTCTCCTGCTTCCTACTTCGCATCGAAGACAACATGGAGTCAATTGCTCGTGCGATTAACTCTTCATTGCAGCTATCCAAGCGTGGTGGCGGTGTAGCACTAAACCTAAGCAACCTACGTGAAGCAGGAGCACCAATCAAGAAGATTGAGAACCAGTCTTCAGGAGTTATTCCTGTAATGAAGTTGCTAGAAGACTCATTCAGCTATGCAAACCAGTTGGGTGCACGTCAGGGTGCAGGAGCTGTTTATCTAAACGCTCACCACCCAGACATCATGAAGTTCCTAGACACCAAGCGTGAGAACGCTGATGAGAAGATTCGCATTAAGACTCTATCTATTGGTGTAGTTATTCCAGATGTTACCCTTGAGTTGGCGAAAAACAATGAGGATATGTACCTCTTCTCCCCATACGACATTGAGCGTGTGTATGGCGTTCCAATGTCAGACATGTCAGTAACTGAAAAGTACCAGGAAATGGTTGATGACGCTAGAATCAAGAAGACCAAGATTAAGGCACGTGACCTATTCCAGCGTATCGCTGAGCTTCAGTTTGAGTCAGGGTATCCATACATTGTGTACGAAGACACTGTAAACAATGCCAATCCTATCGATGGTCGCATTAACATGTCAAACCTCTGCTCCGAGATTCTTCAGGTAAACACACCAAGCACATATAACAATGATCTATCATATAATGAAATTGGTAAGGATATTTCTTGTAATCTTGGCTCACTTAACATTGCCAAGGTTATGGAAGGTCCAGACTTTGAAAAGTCCGTTGATGTTGCAATTAGAGCACTGACTGCAGTTGCTGATATGTCGTACATTGACTCTGTTTTATCAATTGCAGAGGGCAATAAGAAGTCTCGTGCCATTGGTCTAGGTCAGATGAACCTTCATGGCTACTTTGGTAAGGAGCGTATGCACTACGGTGATGAAGAGTCAATTGACTTTACTAATATTTACTTCTATACTATTCTGTTTAACGCTCTGAAGTCTTCTAACAGAATGGCAAAAGAAACACGCAGCCCATTTGATGGCTTTTGGCAATCAAAGTATGCTGATGGCACATTCTTTGTTAAGTATATTGCAAATGAATGGAAGCCAAAGACTGCTAAGGTTGAGAAGCTTTTTGCAGATGCTGGAATCCACATCCCTACTCAGGAAGACTGGAAAGAGCTTGCAAACAATGTAATGAACTTTGGTCTATACAACCAAAATCTACAGGCTGTTCCACCAACAGGCTCAATCTCATATATTAATAACTCAACATCATCCATCCATCCAATCGCATCTCGCATTGAGATCCGCAAGGAAGGAAAGATGGGCCGTGTTTACTATCCAGCACCATACCTAACCAATGACAACCTTGAGTATTTCAAGGATGCCTACGAGGTAGGACCTGAGAAGATCATTGATGTCTACGCTGCTGCTACCCAGCACGTTGACCAGGGCCTATCGCTAACCCTGTTCTTCAAGGACACGGCTACTACTCGTGACGTAAATAAGGCACAAATTTATGCTTGGAAACAAGGTATTAAGACCATTTACTACATCAGAATCCGACAGCTTGCACTAGAGGGTACTGAAATCGACAACTGCGTAAGCTGCATGCTATAAGGAGAGAAATGATTACTAGACCAATTAACTGGAACAAAGTAGAAGACCCAATTGACCTAGAGGTCTGGAACCGTCTCACAGCCAACTTCTGGCTCCCTGAAAAGGTGCCATTGTCAAATGATACCCAATCCTGGTCAACCTTAAAGGACCACGAGAAGCTCTTGACTATGCGTGTATTTACTGGTTTGACTATGCTTGATACAATCCAGGGTACAGTGGGAGCAATGTCACTTATCCCAGATGCACGTACACAGCATGAGGAGGCAGTAATCACTAACATTGCCTTTATGGAGTCAGTACATGCTAAGTCATACTCAAGTGTATTCTCAACACTCACTTCTACACAGGAGATTGAGGATGCATTTAGATGGTCTGAGGAGAATCCATACCTTCAGAAGAAGGCACAGATTGTCCTAGAGAGATACTATGGAGATGATCCAGAAAAGCGTAAGATTGCATCAACACTTCTTGAGTCCTTCCTATTCTACTCAGGCTTCTACCTACCGATGTACTGGTCTTCCAGGGCAAAGCTGACCAACACCGCTGACCTAATTCGCCTAATCATTCGTGACGAAGCTGTTCATGGTTACTACATTGGCTACAAGTTCCAGCAGGCATTTAATGAGTCATCTCCTGAGCGTCAAGAAGAGCTTAAGGACTATTGCTATAGCCTGCTAATGGAACTATACGACAATGAGATTAAGTATACTGCAGCATTGTATGATGAAATCGGACTAACTGAAGATGTCAAAAAGTTCCTGCACTACAACGCAAACAAGGCTCTAATGAATCTTGGTTTTGATGCACTATTTCCTAAAGAGGTATGCAACGTTAACCCTGCGATTCTGTCTGCACTGTCTCCAAACGCAGATGAGAACCACGACTTCTTCTCAGGCTCAGGCTCTTCATACGTAATCGGTAAGCACGAGGCAACAGAGGATGAAGACTGGGACTTCTAAAACTAAATAAGATTGGCCCCTCTTCGGAGGGGCTTTTCTATTATTAAAGTGGTGTATAATTAAACTACTAAGCTTCTAACCCCACAAAGGAGACCCCAACTTTGAAGAAGTCTTGGGCTATAATTGCCCTACTTTTACTTACAGGAGTGATGACACTCTGGCCACTTTCTGCATATGCTGATGAAGTGGTAAATAGTGCTACCGTAACGGTTGTTCAACAGGATGACCTAACTACTGTAGTTGTTGCAATAGAAACTGCCAACTCAGATTTGGTTGTTGTTTCTCAAAATATGGATGCTGCGGTACAGCAGTCAGCATCTGTTTCGGTAACAGAAACGATTGCTAATGCTATAACTACTGCAACTAACGCCATATCTGTTGCGTCAGATGCAGTGGATCAAGCTGAGGTAGCTGTTGAGCAAGCAAATATAAAGATTTCTATAGCCGATGGAGCTACAGCAAATGTAGAACAGGCTGAGGCAAACCTAAGTGTAGCACAGCAAGATTTGGTAAATGCAACAGCAGACCTAGCAGAGGCAACTGCAAATGTTGATGCTCAAGAGGTTATAGTAGCTACAGACATTCAGAATGTGCAGGCTGCACAAGCTGCAGTGGATCAAGCTATTGGCAGTGCTCCTGGCCTTAAGGCTGAGGTATATAATATGGTTGGGTATAATAATGCACCACCACTGCCAGAAACAATTGGCAAGACTCCAGTGGTTACAACAACAGTAACTCAAATTAGCTTTGACTGGGGTGGGGGTACAGCATTCAATGCATTGTCCGAAGACTTTATAGTTAAGTTTAGTGGTAACATTACCTCTCAATATACTGGCACTATTGGGCTTTATGCTCCAGCTGATGATGGAGTTATCCTTAAGCTAGACGGTCAAACAGTTATTAATGACTGGTATGACAAAGGTGGAGGTGGAACTGCTGTCACATATAATGTGCAGGCAGGAGATCCAATTCCGCTAACGCTATACTATTATGAAAATGGTGGTGGAGCACATGTTAACCTAATGTGGACTCAAGGTGGTAGTTGGTCTATTGTTCCAGCAAGTGCATTTACCACCACAACAGGAACTGCTACACAGGAGCAATTAGATACACTTTCAAGTGCACAAACACAATTGCAATCTGATCAAACAGCACTAGCTGGGTTACAGCAAATTGAAACTAGTATGCAAAATAATTTTAATTCATCATCTGACACTCTTGCAACAGCAGTGCTTGCAGTAGTTGAAGCAGAGGAGTCAGAGACAGCAGCAATACAGGATGCTAATCAAGCAATTCAAACTGCAGTAGAATTATCTGCAACTGCTACACAAGCTGTTCAGGATGCAGGAGAATCTGTATCCAACTTATCTACAGTTATTGCTCAGCAATCTGCAGCAGAAGAAGCTGCTAGACAGGCAGCAATCGCTGCAGAGCAAGCAAGATTAGCAGCAGAAGCTGCAGCAAGAGCAGAAGCAGAGAGAGTTAGGTTAGAGGCAGAGGCTAGGGCTGCTGCAGAGGCAGCTGCAAAAGCAGAAGCAGAACGTTTAGCTGCAGAGGCAAAAGCTGCAGAAGAGGAGAGGCTAAGACTTGAGGCAGAAGCCAAAGCAGCAGAAGAAGAAAGATTGAGGCTTGAAGAAGAAGCAAGACTTGCTGCAGAGGCAGAGGCTAAAGCAAAGGCAGAAGCAGAAGCACTTGCAAAAGCTGAGGAAGAGGCAAGAATAGAGGCAGAAAGATTAGCTGCAGAAGAGGCTGCAAAGCTTGAAGCAGAAAGAGTAGAGGCAGAAAAACTTGCAGAAGCAGAAAGATTAGCTGAAGAGCAGGCAAGACTAGAAGCTGAGCAGAAAGCTGTAGAAGAAGCTGCAAAGACTGAGAATCTTGTAGAAGATGCTAAGGCAGACGGGGTAGTTACAGAAGAAGAGAAAGAAGCAATTGTTTCATCTCTAGTAGAAGAGCTAAAGCCAGGAGAAGCGTTGTCTAGTGAACAGATACAGGCAGCAGGAATATCCTATGCTGACCTACCACCTTCAACACCAGTTGATGTTAGAACAGATGAGAGTGGAAATGCTGTTGTAATTACTGCTGAGGTAGCAGCAGACATTGAATTGATTTCTGACCCAGGAGCATTCGTAGGAGAATTGCTTTCTGATCCAGGAGCAGCCATTGCTGCCCTTGGCTCTATTGGTGCAGATATGAGCCCTGCTGAGAGAGAAGAGGCTCAACACATGGTAGTCGCAACAGTCGTTGCTGCAGGTGCAGCGATGAACGCAGTTTCTGTTGCATCATCAGGTGGTACTACAGGTGGGTCTAACAATACAAGGAGATCATAAGAATGGTTAAATTCTTTAAAGATATGGTAGACCAGTTGTGGACATTGCTAGGTATGTTTATTGCCTGGGTTGTTCTAGACGGTAGTGCCAAATCAATTGTTGGGTATGCGATCGTAGGAACCATGTTCGCATGGGTTGTTACCTATCCTATTAGAAACAGAGAGGAAGACTAATGGCAACTAAAAAAGAAGCAGGAACAGTGCCAGCAAAACCCCAGGGCCAGAAGGCCTTGTCTAATGTCCTCATGAGAATCGTAGCAGTATTTGCTGCAAACGGTCTTGGAGTTCTTGGTGCAGGAGCTGTAGTTGGTATTGATACCGCACAAGCAGTATTTCTTGCAGGTTTGCTGGGCGTAGCCACAGTCGTAGAGAAGCTTGCAAGAGCATTTCTTGATGACGGCAAGCTCACAATCGCTGAAATTAATGATGCATTTGCAACTGTAGATAAAAAACAAGTTAAATAATCATTATTTGGGGTCAATTGACAGAGTCCCCTAGCTGGTGTATACTTATATGTAGGTATCTAAGGCTAGGGGATTTTTTATGACATGTATCGTCGCAGCACGTCAAGCAGATAAGATTTATATGGCAGGTGATCGTGGGGCATCTGAAAGCAACCTGATTATGTCATTGACGAGTCCTAAAGTTTGGAAGCACGGAGAGTACATCTTTGGGTATTGTGGCTCAATGGATGGCGATAGAATGAAATATAACTTTAAGCCACCTACACCAAAAGGTGATGACTTAGATAAGTTTATGTATACTGATTTTCTAATTGCTCTACGTGTCTTCTATGAAAATTGGTGGGTAGATGTTTCTAACGATTCTGATTTTGGATTACTTATTGGTATTCGTGGCAAGATATACGAACACAATGCTGTTGATATGTCACTAAATCAATATATGCATGACTATGTTGCAATGGGGTCTGGCTCAGAGTATGCCTATGGATCAATGTATTCTACAGAAAACCTAAAGGATACCCGTAAGCGTGTTATGAAAGCAGTTAGTGCTGCTATCAAATTTTCAACATCTTGCCAAGGCCCAGTTGACATTGTCAGTACGTAATGTTATAATTAACTTATGTATAAGACTAGGACAACAATGTATGAGGATTCAAACTTTAGAACTAATCCATTTAAGAAAAACCCAAACACATCGCATACATATAAAACAAACATTGTTTTTGGCTCAATGCCAATAGGCAACCCTATGGATATATCTGTAAATGCTTTAGAGCATATAATGGAAGCTGATATTCTATTGGTAGAATCTCATAGAGAGTTTAGTAGGTATATCACAATGCTAAACAATCTTGAGGTTAGAACTCATATTGATCTTCAGCCAGGTGCAGTTATATACCAATACCAGTTTGAGTCAGAGCCAGGCAAGAATGATGAGATAAACTCAATCCTAATTCACGAGGCAACTGCAAATAACAAAAAAGTTTTTGTAGTTTCTGATGAGGGTCAATCAGTATTTCTAGAACCAACACAGTCACTAAAGTATAAGATGATTGAGAATGATATTCCATACACCGTTCTGCCAGGGCCATTCTCTGGAATTCAGTCTGTAGTATCTTCAGACTTTTTTGTAAGACAGTTTTTCTTTGGCGAAAGCTTGCCAAGCATAAGCCAGCAAGGAAGGATTGACACATACAAGAGAGTAATCGCTGCTGGAGTTCCAGCAATATTTTTGCTTACTGCTGAAGATTCTAGGTGGTGTGTTGAAGAACTAAACCAGTACTTTGGTGCTGACTGGACTGCAGATTTTCAAATGAGCCTAACCATGGAAAATGAAAGCCATGTATACGGAACTTTAGAGGACATCCTTAAATATATAGACAGTGTTAGTCAACTTTTCCAATACGAAAACCAAGAAAAAAAGTTTGCTATTCTGCTATTTCCAAACAAAAATATCGAACACACATATTGACAAATTATCAGCTAGGTGGTATATTTAATACATGACAGAAAAAAATTTTGATGAGCTATTTGACTGGCTCCAGCACGGGATTGACAAAGGATGGGTAACAGAACCATTCTGCTACACTCACGATGGTGATCCATACATGACAGAAGAAGAAGAAAAAGAGTGGGAAGACGGAGGAGATCCATGTTGTCCCGTAATAAAGCTTATTCAGTAGTAGCATCACTATCTATTGCTTCATCATTATTTACTGCAAGTCCTGCACATGCAATCTATAATGGCCATGAAGCAAGTGGAGATAAGCTTGTATCAACAACATACATGGGTGATGGATGTTCGGTAGCACCAATTGCTAAGCGACTATTGGCTATGGCTCAGCATTGCCCAGCTATTCCTAATCAAACTAGGTATGTCTATCCAGGAGAACCTGCAAACTCTAGTAATACAGTTACTGCACTCAAAACATTTGTACCGCAAGGAGAGTTTAAGGGTGGCAGAGAATACGATATCATGATTGTTGTAGTTGACAAGGATCTTCCAGTATCAGACAATCTATTGATTGCAACTGAACAGGATGTGCAGAGATTTATTGCAAACAAGAATGAGATAGTTACATATGGATTTGGTCTGACAGAGTCAAAGTCTTCATCTACCACTGCAAAAAGGGCAGTCTTTAAAATGTTTGATGGCATAGACGGGGCAGTTTCTAGTTCATATAGGTACTCCCTCTCTCTGACCCCAGCTAATGGTAAGCAAGAAGTATGTAATGGAGACTCAGGTGGGCCATCATATGTGTTTGACTCTAATAAGATTTACTACATTGGTGCAACTATTGCTTCAAATAAAATGAATGGGTGTGGATCAGACCAACATCTTACACCAATTGCAAGAGTACAGACTTTATATCCATTTTTAGATATTTTTAAAAATGCTAGCGATTTCGTGTTGCAAACTCAAACGAAATCTGATACAATAGTAGAACCAAAGCAGGAAACAGTTACTGCGGTAGCAAAGCCTGTAGTTAAAAAGAAGGTTGTCGTCAAGAAGCCTGTAAAGAAAACTAAAAAAAGAAAATAGAATAATTGCCCTATAGCTCAGCTGGCAGAGCGTCCGACTGTTAATCGGCAGGTCCCTGGTTCGATCCCAGGTGGGGCAGCAAACACATTGACGACGGTTGATGTGGAGTATGACCGAATAATTCCCAGAGTCAAATGGGGGGAATAAGGTACTATCGGATCTTAGCGGATCGTCTTAGCGGACAAACGGTAGGTGTGCTCAAAGCGGTACTTGACGAGCCGTATTGACTAGGCACTGGTGGTAAAACGCAATCCACCTACTCACTTTTGGTCTCATAGTTCAGTTGGTTAGAACGCCACCCTGTCACGGTGGAGGTCAGGGGTTCAAGTCCCCTTGGGATCGCTCAGAAGCATAAGTCTGAACAACTTATGTGGAGATTGTTATACCGAAACCTACCCTGTGGGCGTATCATACGAAGGTGTTCAGACCGATGGAGATTGCTCTGCTAACCCACTAGGTATAACAGCCAATGGCAAACTTCCTTAACCAAAAGGTGAGCACGATTGGCAAATGCTTCCTTAGCTCAGTTGGCCAGAGCAATCGCCTTGTAAGCGATAGGTCGTCAGTTCGAACCTGACAGGGAGCTCAATTGGGTTAATCGCCAATAGGTCATTCATGTAAGTCCATAAAGAACATGACGAATCTACTGCGAAATGTAGACGTGAACAGATACGGACTGTCTCTCTGCTGTCAGAGGAGTGCTGACTAGGAATGGATGAGTGATTATCAGACCATTCCACCTGGCCCCATCGTCTATCGGTTAGGACTCCAGATTTTCAATCTGGCAAGACGGGTTCGACTCCCGTTGGGGCTACGATAGCATAAAAAGTATGCTATACTATAACTATGGAGCTAACTATGAAGTATTCAAACCAGCAATCGCATGTGCGATTTAGTCTGGCGTACTCTTGGCATTTAGCCAGTCTCCAGCCGAGTATCTAATCTAACTCGCTTAAACAAATAGATTATCTAATAAAAATCCAAACAATCACAATTTAATATAATACCAAACAGTTAGTTCCATAACATATCGTATTGGTGTAGTGGTAGCACAACAGCTTCCAAACCTGTTGGCGTGGGTTCGATTCCTACATACTTTGCCACCTGATATAGCTCAATTGGTAGAGCGTCTGTTTGAAGCACAGAAGGTTCTTGGTTCGATTCCAAGTGTTAGGGCTTGACAACTAAATAGAGAAAAGATATAATATACATTGCGGAGTAGAGCAGTTCGGACAGCTCAGCAGCCTCATAAGCTGAAGGTCGTGGGTTCAAATCCCACCTCCGCAACCAACTAGATGTAGTGAAGTGGTATCACGCCTGCTTTGGGAGCAGGAGACCGTAGGTTCGATCCCTGCCATCTGGACTTTACCAATATAGCTCAGCGGAAGAGCAATGGCCTACGAAGCCATGAGTCAAAGGTTCGAATCCTTTTATTGGTACGAGGAAGTGCGTCGCAGTTGGAGAGGCGAGGCGGTCTGTAAAACCGTTGGGTGCACCTGAGTCAGTTCGAATCTGACCACTTCCACTGTGGCACTAGTTCAATGGTAGAACGCTTGGTTGTGGTCCAAGGAATGAGGGTTCAATTCCCTCGTGTCACCCCAGGGTCTTTAGCTCAATTGGGAGAGCGTCTGGTTTGCATCCAGAAGGCTAGGAGTTCGATTCTCCTAAGATCCACAAAGCTTCTCTAGCCCAACGGTAGAGGCAGTAGTCTTAGAAGCT